GGTGTTATGGCAGCAGCGTATTGGGCAGACAAGGTGAAATGGTAATGGCAAAAATATTCCGTGGACCAACCATGAGAATCAAACTTGGTATGAGTAATGACCTTTGGTTTGTTTCTTATCCATGGGGCAAGACCGTTGTAAAGAAGAATGGAACTTGGTCGACCATAGTTTCACCACAAGACAGCAGCTTGGCAGATTATGACAAGGTGCTTCGTGGTGGTTATGACAATCCAATTACAGATGCAGAGGCAGCAGAACTAACTGCTGCAGGATATGGTGAATACATTGTCGAAGTGTAGAAGTGGATGTGCAACACAAGACCATGAGTCTTGGGGCGACTGCCTTCGTGCTGCTAATTTGAGTATTAGTAATGAACATGTATCAGCAGATATCAAAAATACAGATAAAGAATTGAGCGCATATCGTGACGCTCGCAAGCTAGGAATTCAACCTGCTTCAACAAAAATGAAAGATATTCAAAAAGCGGTCAGGGCATCTGACCTTATCGGAAGGGCAGCGCAAGCATAATGGCAACACTAAACCAGCTGACCGAACAGACCCTTGGTGAAGTTAACTCCTACGTCAAGAACCAAGAATCAGTTACGGTTATTACCAGCGCTGCAACCGCTGGCGACCAAACCTTATTGGTTGATGACGCTACTGCGTTGAGCAAAGGCATCGTTGAAATAGATGATGAACTTATTTATCTAAAGAAAGTTATCCAGGCTAGCGGTAGCATTCAAGTGCTCGGTACTACTGGAAACCCAATTGGTCGTGGTTGGCGTGGAACCACAGCGACAAGCCATGTTACTGGCTCTATTGTACGTAACAACCCAATCTTCCCTCGTAACCAAGTTAAAAGGGCTATCAACGAAACAATCAAGGCGATGAACTTCCCTTGCATTTCTTACGAAACATTTACATTCAACGGCTCTGACTACTCCTACATCATGCCAGATTCACTAGTGGACATCACTGGTATCTCATGGGATGTACCAGATTCAACTGGCGTATGGCAGTTAATCAAAGGCTGGAGATTAGATACAAACTATTATGATGCAACAACATCAACCATTAAGCAGGCTTTGATTCTCAAAGAATCACCAATGCCTGGTCGTACAGTCAATGTTCAATATACAAAATATCCAACAGCCATCACCGACAATCAACAACTAACGGTCAGTGGTCTTCCTGCATCATGCGAAGATGTAGTTCGTCTTGGTGCTATGTATCGCCTACTTTCAACAGTAGACCCTGGAAAGGTTACAGCAACTGCAGTATCTGCAGATGCATTGGACCAACCAGTCCAAGCTGGTGCATCCACAAATGCTGCAAAGTATATGTTCCAGCTTTACACAGTTCGTTTAGCAGAAGAAATTGCTAAGCAACAAGCCAACTTCCTAAACACAATACAGTATACGAGGTAATACATGCCATCAATTGCACGTTATTATAGCTCAACCGCTGCTAAGACAACACTGTCCAGCGCGGTTGATGCAAGTACGACAAGCACAAGCTTGTCGCTGGCTGCTGCATCTGGTCTACCATCGCAGTATCCATTCACACTTATTCTTGAAAAGGATACCGCTAACGAAGAAATCGTGACGGTAACCGCAAAAGTCGGTACTGCTTATACGGTAACTCGCGGTGTTGATGGCACGAGTTCCAAGGCACACTCGGTTGGGGCAACAGTTGAGCATGGTGTTTCTGCTCTAGACTTCTCCGACTTCCGCTCCCATGAGGCTGCAACCTCTGCCCACGGAGTAACTGGAGATATTGTTGGAACTGGTGGAGCACAGACCTTGGCTTCCAAAACACTTACATCTCCAACGGTGAACACTCCAACTATCTCTGGTGCAACAATCAGCGGTGCGTTTACTTCTACCGCCACAATTACTGGTGGTACATATTCCAGCGCAACTTTAGGTTCTGACTTATCTGCTGGTGGATTTAAGATTACAAATCTTGCTACACCAACAGCATCAAGCGATGCTGTTCGCAAAGACTTTGCTGATGCTCAAGTTGCTGCTGCTGCGACATCCGCAGCATCTGCAGCAACCAGTGCTACCGCAGCAGCAACCTCTGCTGCATCCGCTGCAACATCAGCCACATCTGCTGCTAACTCAGTAGCAACTATTCAGACATCTGCTACATCGGCTGCAAACTCAGCCACTGCTGCAGCAACGTCGGCAACCAGCGCTGCTGCAAGTGCAACCGCTGCTGCCACTTCAGCAGCCTCTGCTCTTACATCTCAAACAGCAGCAGCCACATCTGCCACCTCTGCAGCAGCATCCGCTACTGCAGCAGCAACCAGCGCATCATCTGCCTTAACTAGCCAAACTTCAGCTGCTACTTCGGCAACGTCTGCTGCAGCAAGCGCTACCGCTGCTGCCACCTCTGCAACTTCTGCAGCCAATAGTGCAACTACTGCTGCTGCATCTGTAGCAGCTATTCAGACTTCCGCAACTAGTGCTGCTAATTCGGCTACCGCTGCTGCTACCAGTGCAAGCTCTGCTGCAACGTCAGCATCAAGTGCATTGACATCACAGACATCTGCTGCAACCAGCGCAACAAGCGCTGCTGCAAGTGCAACCGCTGCAGCAACAAGTGCTACATCGGCTGCTGCCTCGGCAACAAGTGCATCAAACTCTGCTGCTACTGCAACAACTAGTGCAGCCAATGCTGCTACCTCAGCCTCATCCGCAGCAACATCTGCGACCTCGGCTGCTACTTCAGCAAGTTCAGCTGCTAGTGATGCATCTACCGTTGCTTCAATTTATGACCAATTTGATGACAGATACCTTGGTTCCAAGACAGTAGCGCCAACGCTAGATAACGACGGTAACGCACTTATTACTGGTGCGTTGTACTTCAACTCATCTACTGGTGTTATGTCAGTATGGACTGGTTCATCTTGGACTGCAATCAACGCAGCAAGTTCTTACTCAGCACCAACACTTGGCTCAACACTTATATCTTCTGGTACAACAGTTACAACATTGAATGGTTTAACCAAACTTGTATCAGCAACATTTGCATCTCTTGATTCTAACTCCAAAGAAATAGACATAACGCTCATGAACATCATGGGCGCGTATTAAGAAAGGTAGTAACTAATGGCTACGACAACTAAAGTGCTGGCTAGAACCGCAGCAGCGACATCTAGCGCAACACTATACACAGCACCAAACACAAGTACCTTGGCGGTGGTAACTAATATTGTCATTGCTAATACAGCAACTGCTCAGTCAACTGCAACTATTGCAATCGACGGCGTAGTAGTTGTGCCAACAATCAAAGTAGATGCCAACTCGGTAGTTGGGTTTGATATGAAGCAGGTTCTTCCTGCTAATGCAACACCTAAAACAATTACTGGCTATGCCTCAACTACTGCGGTCAATTTTCATATTAGCGGAGTGGAGATTAACTAATGCCATTTCAACAATATCCTTTTAAGGGTGGTATACCTTCGGGCAATACAGCTAGTCGCCCAGGCAGTCCTGTAATTGGTGATACTTATTACAATGGTCAACTTGAGATTATTGAAATTTACAATGGAACCTCATGGGTTGCATTATCTGCTCCAGCAGCTACTCCAAGTATTACATCCGTAACGGATGTATCCTCAGCAGATGCCTACACATCTACTGCTGGAAAATTAACTATTGCATTACAAGCAGGTGTTGGAGGAAGCACTCCAACTCAATACAATGTATTTACAACATCTGGTGGTTTTAGTGCAAGCAGTTCAAGTTCTACAGTAACTCTTACTGGGCTTACACCTGGAACTGCGTATACTGTTTATGCTAATGCTCAAAATAATTTTGGTACTACAGTTAATACAGGAAACTTTTCCGCAGTTACTCCATCAACACTTCCCGAAATAAGAACTATCGGTGTAGCAACTACATCTAGCGGTACTACCGATGTTACAGTTACTTGGACTAATGGAAGTAATGGTGGTAAAGCATTAACATCTATTACTATTACCCCATTTCTCAATGGAACTACTGCACAAACTTCACAGACAGCATCAACGACAAGTTCTACTTCCCATACATTTACTGGTTTAACACAAGGCTCTTCCTATACATTTAAAGTTAAAGCAACTAATGCTAATGGAACTTGTGCAGACTCTACTGCTACAAACTCTGTAACTATTCCAGTACTTTTTAATGTTGACTATTTGGTTCTTGCTGGCGGTGGTGCTGGTGGAACAAACCATGGTGGCGGTGGTGCTGGTGGTATGCGTTGCACGGTTACTGCATCAGGTGGTGGTGCGAGCGTAGAGTCAAAACTTGCTGCTGGAACTGGTATAAACTACACCGTTACCGTTGGTGCTGGTGGTGCTGGTACTGCATACAACGGAAACTTTACAAGTGGAAGTAACTCAGTATTTTCAAGCATAACATCTAATGGTGGCGGTTTTGGTGCAGGTGATAAAAGTAATGTTGCCACAAATGCTGCAACTGGTGGTTGCGGTGGTGGTGGTGCTTATGGAGCTTCCAATAGAACTGGTGCTGCTGGAACTGCTAACCAAGGCAGGGCTGGTGGAGATGGTTTTGAAGGTAGTGGAAATAATTTACAAGGTGGTGGTGGCGGCGGAACTGGTACGGCTGGTGTAACCGCTACAAGTAATGCATCTGGAAACGGCGGAAATGGAACTGCAACCTCTATAACTGGAACATCTGTTACTTATGGTGGCGGTGGTGGTGGTGGTACACAAAACACATCAGGCACAGGAACCGTAGGAACTGGTGGTACTGGCGGTGGCGGTAACGGTGCAAGAGTTGACTCCGTTGGTGGTTCTGGTACTGCAAATACTGGCGGTGGCGGTGGTGGCTGCGGTGGTGGTGGTGGAACATCAGGTTCAGGCGGTTCAGGGTTTGTTGTTTTGCGTTACCCAAATACTGTAAGTATCACAGTTGGTGCTGGTCTTACTGCTGGAGTTACTAATCAATCAGTTGGAACAAATGAACGCTATACTACGCTAACAGCAGGTAGTGGAAATGTGAGTTGGTCATAATGGCACATTACGCACTAATAGATAAAAACAACAAAGTAGTACAAGTTATTACTGGCGTTGATGAAAACATTATCCAAACCGATTTAGATGGAACACAAGTTGGTGGAAGTTCAGAAGCATGGGAAAAATTTTATGAGTCACTTCCTCAATTCGAAGGATTAAAATGTAAAAGAACTTCCTATAATAACAACATAAGATACAATTATGCTGGCATAGGATTTACTTACGATGAGGATTGGGATGCTTTTATTCCACATCAACCTTATCCTTCATGGAAACTTAATTATACAACATTTGTATGGGAAGCACCAATTCCCAAGCCAGAACCAGAAGAAGGTTATTTTTTCAAATGGTCTGAATACAACAAAGAGTGGATTAAACTTTCAACTAAATAATAAAACACCTGAGCATGTGTTAAAACTGCTCATCTATTATTTTAAGGAGAACTAAATGAATGAAAAAACTTTTGCAGCTGTTAAAAGCTACGTCCGCCATTTTATCGGTGCTTGCCTTGCTGCCTTTACTGCTACTGGTGGGGATATCTTCACTCTTGACGCAGCGGGACTCAAGGCAATCTTCACAGCAGGAGTCGTGGCAGTGCTGCCCGTCGTGCTCCGTGCTTTAGATACATCTGATTCAGCATTCGGTAAGACAGAGTAATGAGTACCAACGAATGGGCTGGTATCGCCGTCGCGGTTACCACAATAGTCGCCAGCTTTGCTGGCTCTGTTCGTTGGTTAGTCAAGCACTACCTTGCTGAACTAAAACCAAATTCTGGCAGCTCAATGCGGGATGCAATCTCAAGACTTGAACAACGAGTCGATGACTTATTCAAATTAATAGCAGATAAGTGAAATGAATGAAACAAACTGTAGCCAAGAAAGCCACGCCTGCTGCTATTGCTGTGCTGCGCCAGGCGACGGCATTGTCGCCGAAGCGAAAGAACTTGTCGGACGGATTGTTGCCAAGTGCAGCTCACCTGAAGGCGAGTCCAACTTCGGACCACAATACTGGGCTAGCAGTCGACCTCACCCATGACCCAGCCAATGGTATTGACTGTGCTGTCATCTTTGAAAAACTAAAAGAAGATAAGCGAGTCAAGTATCTAATCTTTCAAGGAAAGATTTGGTCTAAGGAAAGAGCTAAAGAAGGTAACAGAAAATATTCTGGTAGCAATCCTCACAACAAACATCTGCATATTTCTATTAATGATGGTCATGGTGAAGATACTAGCCCTTGGTTCTGGTGGATGAATCAACCAAAACTTATCAATCAAGTCAAGGCTGTAATCAAACCACTGCCAGATAAGAAAGTAATAAAGGAAGACACATCTAAGTGCTGCCAGCACTGTCCCAAGAAGTAGAGGTAAACCGTGGCAACTAATAACAAGGAACTTGTTGGCGACCTACCGATTATCCTTAGCCAAGCAATCCCTACTGCGCTTGTTAAATACAAGCGAGAGGACTTTGCTGCAAGCTATGCCATTGGTAATACGCCATGGTTGTCTGCTGCATCTGACCAGAATCGTCTAAGCCGTATCACTACGACTTACCAGAAAGAACGTATTGACCAAGGCTCTACCGCTGGTGAACAATCGCTATCTAACTGGTGGCTTCGTTCTGCTACATCCTGGCATCATGGTGCTGGCGAAAGATATTATGATGCTGAAGCATCAGACCTCTATCGTTATTATGAATCAAACAACATAGATGTATTTTCTAATACTGGTTCTATTAGTCTGCTTCCAGCAACCACTCAGTTTTCTACAACTGCTATCACAGCTAAGCCAGCCACTGTAACTGGTGGAGCTTTCTATATCCAAGGTGGCAATGTTTATTACTACAACGCCAGCACAAACGCTGCAACATCAACGTCATTAGCAACATCTGTTACAGCTCAGGTTCTTACCAGTGATGGTAATAATGCAATCGTTGGTGCTAGTGATGGTATCTATACAGTCAGCACATCAATGGTTGTATCTAAGCTTTGGGCTAAGCCAAATACCGTAACGACACTTACAGTCCAAGCAATTGGATTCGTTAAAGACCGTATTGTTGTTGGAGTTAAAGAAGACACAACGCAGTGCGTTGTCTATGAATTATCTAGATTCCCTTCTGCTCCTCCAGTTACCTATGGCAACAATGAAGAGCGATACACATATAAAGACTCTAACCTTGTATGGAACTCTGTTGGTGAGCTCAATGGAGCAATCATTGTTGGATACACGCTTGGCGCTATCTCTCGTGTCTTATCATTTTCTATAGATGAAACATCCCCACTTGCTGCAATCAAAGACCCAATTGTTATTGCAGAGTTACCTCGTGGTGAAACACTTAATCAGATACGTACGTACCTAAACGAGTATGTAGTTATGGCTACAACTGCTGGTCTTCGTATTGGTAATCAATCTACAGATGGCACGTCATTTACATATGGACCATTGAATATTACTGGCGATGTTAAAGATATTGCTTTTACTGGTAGGTACATCTACGCAACTAGGTCTACGCAAATCAATACCAGGCAGGGTTTATGGAAGGTTGACCTTGGTCAACCAATAGACAATGGATATGCATATGCTTCAGATATTGAAACAAACTCAGCAGATGTTGTTGGTGTATGTTTCCTGGGAACATCAGCACGTAAATTCATGGTTACTGCATCTGGCGTATGGGTTGAACATGCCACACAACTAGCAACATCTGGAACAATTTCATCTGGATGGATTCGCTGGGGTACTGCAGAAAGAAAACAACCAGTATCAGTTGCAATCAGAACCGATTCTGACGGCGGAACAATCGGGTTCTCTGTATCTGACCAAGATGGAAACAATTCATCTATTGGTTCCATACCATTGACTGGCTCAACAGAGTTTCAGTTATCTGCAAGCTTGCAACCAGCAGACCACTTTGAGATTACTTTAACTTTAACTAGAAGTACCAGCGATGCAACCGTTGGTCCTGTAGTAGAAGAATGGCAGTGCCGTGCTCTACCAGCACCACTACGTTCTCGCACAATAACTGTCCCATTACTATGCTATGAAGAGGAGCGCGATTCCAATGGAGTTACAAGAGTATCCAGTCCGTGGGAACGCATTAACTATTTGGAACGCATTGAACAAAATGGAGGAGCGGTACTATTCCAAGACTTTTCTTCGGGAGAAGAACGAGTCTGTACAATCCGTGCTATCCAATTTGAGCAGACTGCTCCACCCTCATTCGCATCAGGATTCGGTGGAATAGTTACTATTCAATTACAAACAATTGATACAGAAGTTCCTATTCAATAGTGGAACAGAACAAACTAATATCCCTGGTTAGTCCAGGTGAGCGTCACCCATTGGTAGAGAAAGTAAGGGTGGCGTTAAATATAGCTGGAGATGATGTGCTAGATGCTCCCCTGGCTGAAGTGCTTAAGGGTTTGCAGCATACGCTTTCCATTCCAGCAGTCGGGTGCATCAACTTAGCCACGCTGGATGCGCTCGCAGTTGCTCCGCCAGAATGGTAGGGAGCCAAAGAGATAGGGGGAACCATAACGGTTCCCCCTTCTTTTTGTTTTTAATAAGC